CAAAAGCAGCTGTACTTGCTGCATCGAGACCGATGGCCTCGAGCCATGAAGTCATTTTTGCTTTCATCTCCTGCTCTACTTCATCTGCATTGCTTTGTATCTTGAAGTCAGAAAATAGGCCCATATCAATCTCCTTTCTGTTTTTTCTTATCCTGTTTGTCTTTTACTCTATCCGCAGCTCCTTCCTTCTTTGCCTGGAATGCTGCTTCCTTAGTATCAAGAACTGGTTTAACCTTCACCCAGTCTTCGTAGTAGTTTTGCTCCATCATCTGAGCATATAGCTCAGCATCGTTTCTGTGGTCGATACCTGCCAGAAACGAGTCTGTTCCACATCTGCAGTTATAGACCTCTTCCGGATCCCCAGCAGGATCACCGGGATATGCAAGGAGAGTAGTAAGAATACCTTCTCCATACTTTCCATCTTTGTTTGGTTCAGTTCCATCAAGAAGAATATGTGTGTCTCTGGTCCTATCGTCATGAGTGCAGGTCCACCTCTCGACCATAGGAACACCTGCTTCCTTTACTCGTTCGGTTGCATCCTTCCTTCCTTTGTTCTCAATACCATTAACAGCTGTTCTTGCGGTCCTGATAGCTGCATTCTTATCCATGTTAACGATAGGAAGAAGCCTTTTAGCCACATCATCCATACTGTCACCCTTGACAACACCCTGCAGAACAGCCTCCTGGATCTTCTCTCTGTTCCACTTCTTATCTTCCGTGACATCAACATCAGGCTTCCACGGAATAAGGTCCGGATTATCCTTCATCAAAGTCTTTACAGCATCCTGATTGATGATGGTGAACCCTGTATAGTCATATCCTGCAGCATTGGCAAGCACCTCACCCTTATATCCACCGAAATTGTAGGAAGTTGCATATGTCTCCGGTAACTGATCGTTAACCATAGCCATAGCCTGTTTATCTGCATTGACTGCTCTCGATGTCAGATCGTCAATCTTGGCCTGCATCGCATCAGATCTGAATATCTGTCTTTCTTTCCAGCTCTCATATGCTTCCTGTGACAGTTCTCCATTCTCGACCTGTTCCTTCTTCTTCTCATCCTCAGCCTTATACCGAACCATGAAGGAATCCATATCCTTCTGCATCTCTTTGGCAACATCGGTATAAATAGCAGTAAGACGAGCCTCAAGATCCTCGAGCTGCTCGTCTACCATTACCCTTCCGGCATCTGCATCGGGTTGTTTGTCTCTTATCTTACCCATTATTCAGTAATAGTCTCTTCTCCGGTTGGAACTTCCTGTCCAGTTTTACTGCCTCCGGTCAATCTTTTAATATCCGTGACTGATTTCCTATCAAGAACAGCATCGACCTTATCCTTATCTCCCATAAGTGTCATTATCTTTTCGGTCAGATAGATATCATCAAGGAATATTGCTCCCTTCAGAAGATTATCAATAATCTCCGACTTGTTCGTGTGGTAATTCCTCTCATATGTAGGCTCATCATCAACCTCAGCCAGATAGAGCAGTCTTGATATGAACTCTGAAATATGTCTCTCATATATATCAAGTTTCTCATCAAGAGGATCATAAGCAGCTTCGATCTGTGTCGCTGTTGCAGCTCCGGAAGCGATATCATACGGATTGAATGCCATAGCATCCATATAAAGTTCCTTCTCGAGCCTGTTAAGGATAGCCTCTCTGCCGTTATATGGAGCCTCCATCTGACTTGGTGTTAATGACTGACCTTCTCCTACCTGTGCAGCGTGGAGTTTCTTCATCTTATCGACAAGAGCAACAAGGTCATAATCATCCATACCGTTTGCTCCCTCAATGGCCCAGAAGATCGTATTACAATCATCCTGATCCGAAGCATATCCACTTGAAATGAGGTCGATAGCATCTATCTTACTTCTTAAAGGTGCAAGTTCACTCTCTCTTACATCATTTGAATAAAGAGGCACAATGGGAAAAGCACGATAGTTCTCATACTCATCTATCTCTTCTCCATCTGCCTCAGATACCTTAACCTTGACCTTATATCCTCTCTTCTTCTGAATGACTTCTCCCTTACCATCCTTGTATCTATACTCTGTATATCCGTCTTCCTCGAACATAGTAACTCTCATAGGCTTACTGTCTGTTAACTGCCAAAAACGGATGCCTGCCTTGATCAGTCCATCTTCCTCATCCACAAAAGGTGCAAACTCTCTGCACTTGAAGATGTCAACATGACCATTATTGAAGAAACCATATGCCTTGCCCTGGACCTGTGCGTATCTTCCTGCATCTATGATCTGCCTATCGAAATCATCACCAAGAGCCTTACCGCCCTTTCCACTCTTCCACTTGATACCATTGCCCAAAAGAACTGCATTGGCCTGTGTAACCACTCTGAAGAAGAACCTCGTAGCCAGCTTGTGATTTGCGGAAATGAAGTCAGGCATCTTCTCTCCCCTGGCATTGTATAACCACTTCTCATACTTCATTATCGTGGTGTTGCGAGCATTAAAGTAATCCTCTCCGATCCCTGCATTGACATAATCCGTACTTGATTTGAATTCATTTATAGCACCAAGAATGAAAGTCATTCTCGCATCTTCATTTTGTTCTGCTACTTTAAGCCAGTCCTGATAGGTTTTCATTGCTTTTGGCTCCTTTCGTGCTCCATAAGCACATTTTAGCATAAAAAGCAATAATCAATATAGATTATCGATATCCGAAACCGGATACACGGTCCTCTGCATTTCTTTGAGAGTGCAGGATCCGGATGCAACATGAAGCGGAATCCGGTGCATCATCGTGCTCCGCAAACTCATAATAATCACAGATCTGATCGATATATTCCTGATCTGTTCCTTCCACAAAGACCACATTCTTCCAATCCGGCTTCAGAGTGGTAACGATCTTCATGTATTTATTCGTATCCTCGTGGTAAGTGACCACCTTTTCACCCTTTTCCCTCAATGCATTGGCCAGATATCCCTTATCAGCATTCTTCTCGCAATAGATCTTACCTGCCAGCAGTCTTCTTCTTTCCTGGATGATCTCATCCATACAATCATCAACCGCTTTGTGCCAAAGCCTGCCATAAATATAATACTTGCCACCGCTCTTCCTGCAGATAGTGAAAGCCGTGTAATCCTCTCCACCATACGCAGCATCGATGTGCGATAACTGTGCATTAAGGATATTCTCGATTGCAGCTCCCACAACCGGATTGAGAAAGATTATATCCTCGGAGGCTATATGCTTAAGCTCATAGTTCGCAGCAAATAAGGATGGTTCCATATCCTCTTTCAATGCCTTGATCTCTTCCTTGTTGAAGATACCTGTCGAATAGACATCGTACTTGGTTGCTTCAGGCATCTTGGTAAAAGCATCTTCCTTATGCCAAGGTGTACCAGTATTGAAGATACGGCCTGTGCCTTTCTTCTTGATGTTCTGAAGCTCATCATAGATAACCTTAACCTTCTCCCTCTCTGCTCGGCTAAATCGGTCTTCTATGGTGACAATATCATCCGTGAATATCAGATCATAGTGCTGACCTGTCAATGATGAGCCTATACCTGTTCCTACAAGCTGTGAGGTACCTTTAACATCATTCGTGAGATTGGTCGTGAGCTCGGAGGCATTATCCACTACAAGCTTTAGAGGCTTTCCGTAGATGCATTTCACAAAATACTGTGTTTTCGGATGAGTGAGGATATTCTTTACCTGCCTAATGACTTCCTTCACATCATCATCGGTCTTTCTCATAAATAAGATCCTCAGATTAGGTTTGAGGATCATTGTTCTTGATAGATTTATCGATACGCAGGTTGTCTTGAATGAGTTTCTGTGAGCTTGTAAGGTCCTGTCTATCCTGGACAAATACATATCATTCATCCATTCCTTATGGATCCTACCCAGATCATTAAAGCCAAGCATATGCCCGAACTTCTCCGGATGGGAAGTAAGAAAATGAATAGCCTGTGACCTTGTTAAATCTTTCACTTAATAATCAGCCTCTGATAGTCGTATAGCGATGATACCTGCCTTATTGATCATCAGACCATTAAAGCAGAAACTCTTCTCCTTCTTGAAATCACCTGTCTGCATATAATACAGAATCTCTTCTTGGTGCCTGTCCACCTGTGCAGCTATGTCTTCGAGGGATGTACCATAATAGACGATATCTTCCTCGATCTTGGTACCCCCCCGTTTGATTTCCACAATTCTATTTTATATTTTTTCTGAACCAGCGTTTCTTT